CTTGAGTTTGATGCATCCAAAATTGCTCTAGGTAAAACTATTGCAGGTAACATTTACAATGCAACTATTATTAATAGAAAAGCAGTAAATATTGAATATGCACAACCACCTGCTATCACTGTAAAAAATCCTGATGGAGCAGCTACACCTAGTTCTGCTGCTGCTGTTGTACCAGTTCTATTCAGAAATACTGTTACTACTTACACACCACAAAATGTAAAGTCTATTGGTTGTTCCTATGGATCTGGAAACTCCAATTCTTTCTCTGCAGACGTTGTTGTAGATAGTCAAGAAAAATCTGAGATCAAAGCAGTTACTAACTACACATTCTTTGGATCGCAAGGTGCAAACTTCATTGAATCTACTAGTTTTAGTGCTGATGCATCTCCAATTCTACAGCAAGGAGATCTTGTACAATTCTCAGATGATAGTAACAACCTGGTTCGTGCAATTGTACAATATGCTACAAAACAAGAAGGAGCATCAAAATCTAGAATTTATCTAGATACATGTCTTCCTGGTGATGTTACCAATACCAGCATTGTACGTTTACGTCCAAAAGTACAAAATACTAACTCTGGTACATTATTATTCCCAACTGGCAGTAAGCAGGTTTCTCAAATCTCTGCTGGTGGAGATGATACTAAGATCAAGTATTACTTCCGTAGAGATTTTGTAACCACTGCATCTTCGGGTGGCGGTACAATTACATTTGCTGCACAGTTACCATTCGGAACACAAAGATTTGCAGCTTTCAGTGAGAGCAACTTTATCATTACTGTATTAGATCCAGGTGATGCTCCTAACATTGTTAAGGGAGACATCATCTACATCTCTGATGACGCAGTAGAAATTACATCTGCTACTGATACTGCTAGTGGTCTCACATCTGGTAGCATCAGTCTACAGTTACCATCAACATACTTTGGAACTATTCCTTCTAACGGAACATTCCCTAAACTTAAGTTGACAGCAACTCTTGAAGTATCTAATGCAAAACCAAGACTCAAAACCGCAGTAAGAAACAAGAGAATTGTCATCGCTTCTGCAGGTGATCGCATTATCCCATTTAGAGGACAAGACTATGATAATGAAGTTGTAGAAACTCTATCATATTCTGATGCTTTCAAACTAAGATATGTTTATGAAGGAACTTCTTCTCAGGCACCAGATGTAGATACTGCAGGTAATCTAATTTCAGGAACTGATGTTACTGCTAGATATACGTTTGATAATGGACAGAGAGATACATTATATGATGTCTCTAGAATCGTTCTGAAACCTGGATTTGATCCTGCAGCTGGACAACTACTTATCGCATTTGATTACTTTGAGCAATCTCAAGGAGACTTCTGTACGATTGATAGTTATCTACACGAAGCAGGTGTTCCAGAAGATGAAATTCCATCTTTCAACTCTTCAGTTCATGGTAATTTAGAACTTAAGAATGTAATTGACTTCAGACCTAAAGTTGATAGTAGTGCTATCATTCCTGGTTTCCTCAACATTGCGTCTCTTGAGTCTACTGCTGGATCTTTTGCTGGTCCTGGTGCTATCTTAGCAAGCACACCAGCTCCAGATCTAGGACTAGAATATACATTCTCCTTTAGTCAGATCCAATACTTGGATCGCATTGATGGTATTTTCTTAGATAAGAAAGGAAACTTTATTGTTAAAGAAGGTAACTCTTCTCTCAATCCATCTAAACCAGATCCAATTGATGATGCTGTACCTCTCTTCTATGCATACATTCCTGCATTTACGAAGACAACTAAAGATGTAAGAGTTACTCCAGTTGACAACCGTCGTTACACAATGCGTGACATCGGTAAACTAGAGAAGCGTATTGAGCGTCTTGAGTATTATACCACACTTAGCATCCTAGAGCAGCAAGCTCTTAACATGCAAGTTAAGGATGAAATTGGACTTGATAGATTTAAGTCTGGATTCTTTGTTGATAATTTTGAGGCACATAAAGTTGGAAGTCTCTCTTCTCTTGATTACAGATGTGCAGTGGACAGTCAGCAAAGTGTCCTACGTCCTCAAGCAAAGGAAGATTCTATAAATCTAGAAGAAGTAAATGTAAGAGAAGATCAAAGGTCTGTTTCTGGTTATAAGAGATCTGGAGATATGGTAACGTTACCTTTCTCTCCTTTGAATTTACTAGGCAATGATTTTGCGTCTAAGACTTTGAATCCAAATCCATTCGTTGTACTACAATACGTTGGTGATGGAGAGATCTCTCCTTCTATTGATCATTGGTACGATCAATCTGAAGAACCATTAGTAGTAGATACCAACACGGATCTATTCAACATCTTCCTTGCAAAAGAAAATGTCAAAGAGAGTTTCTCTAGTCTTTTCAATTCTTTTGTAGTTAACTGGGTTGGAACATCCACATCATTTACTGCAATTAATTCTCTAGGTGAAGTTAATACACAGCAAGCTGTAACTTCTGTTGCTAGTGCGTCTGTTGCAAGTTCTTCTAATATTAGTCCTCAGAACAATGAGGTAGGTAAAGGAGTTCAAACTAAGAGTGTTGGTGAGAGTTTAGTTTCAACTTCTCTAGCATTCTTTGCTAGAAGTATTCCTGTCAGATATGTCATCAGACGAATGAAACCCAATACGAAGATGTATGTCTTCTTAGAGGGAAGAGACATTAGTCGCTGGGTAAACCCAGACTTAAGATTCACGGGTATTGCTGGCAACTCTCTATCTGCATTTAATGGTGAGATTACGACTGATGAGTATGGTAATGCTAGCGGACTAATTGTTGTTCCTGCTGGTTTACCTCCACTTGAAAATGCAACCTGGACTGGTGATGTAGATACTCTACCATATGACACTTCTGCTGAAGAAGTATCAATTACTTCTGGTGTATTGACATTTAGATTTACCTCCAGTGCAACCAATGCTCCTAAAGAAGAAGTAGATAGTTATACTGAAGTCAAATATTATGCTACTGGCATTCTCCCAGAAAATCCTGCTAGCATTGTATCAACTAAACCTTCTTACTTTAAGTCTAATGAAGGTGTTCAGTTGATTGAAAGTAATACTGATAATCCTATCAGACCTAATCCTCTTGCACAAACATTCAAGGTTGAAAACCTAGAAGGTGGTTGTTTTGTTACTGGTGTTGATATGTTCTTCAGCAAGAAGAGCACTAATATTCCAGTCAAAGCATATATCTCTAATGTTGATGCAGAGAAACCAGCTAAGAATATTGTTCCTGGTTCTGAAAAAACACTTTCTCCAAATACGTTCCTCAAGTGCTTTGCTAGTGGTAATGTAGCAGTCTACAAGGGTGAAAGTGTAACAGGTGCATCTTCTGCTGCTTCTGGTCCTATTCTTAAGATCTTTGATAAGAACAATGTAGAACTAGTAGCTACCGCATCTGGTAAATTTAGTCTCACGAATGAGCAAGTATATACTATCGTTCTTAGTAACCACAATGGAAAATCTTTCGTACCAAACGAAGATTTAATTATCCCATCTGTTACAGAAGCAAACGCATTGAACAATACAGATCTTGTTCTTGCTATTGCAAAAGATAGTGGTAAGGTTTCTAGAATGAGAATTACTAACACTGGTCAAAATTATGACAGTGCAATTCTTACTATTGAAAGTCCACAATTACCTGGTGGATCTACCGCTACAGCAAGTATTGAAGTTTCTGGTGGTAGAATTTACAATGCTGAGGTATCACTTAGTGGTTTTGGTTACACAGAAGCGCCTTCTGTGGTCGTCAAAGGCGTTGGAAATGGTGCTGGCGGGTGTGAGATCCAAACGTTCATTGAGATTGACACACCAGCGGTTAGAATGGGTGTAGCAACTGATGCAGGAGAGGTAACAAACTCCACAACACCTACGCACTTCGCATTTGATTATCCTGTTTATCTACAGAACGATACAGAGTATGCTCTAGTAGTAGAAACTGATTCTACTGATTATGAACTGTGGGTTTCTAGACTAGGCGAAACTGATATTGCTACAAGTACGGTCATCACAACTCAACCATCTCTAGGTTCGGTATACCGTTCCCAGAATACCGAAAGTTGGACTGAAGATATTTTTGAAGATCTTAAATTTACTCTCTATAGAGCAGAGTTTGATACTACTAGACCTGCAGAACTTCTTCTTAAGAACGTCAACCTTGGTTATGAACTTTTGGATGCAAATCCAATTGAAACTAATGCAAGTTCTAACTCTGCATCTACATCTACTTTATTCAAAAATAACAACGCCGTTGTTAAAGTGAACCATAGAGATCATGGTTTTGAAGATAGTGGTAAATCTTATGTGTTCTATAGAACTGCTCTAGAGACAGGTGGTATTACTGCTTCTACTATTAACAGTAATCTATTCCAAAT